TATCAACAGGGCGACTTACATTTTTGGGCGGTAGATTTAATACTTCAACATTTGGCGCAGGCGGTATGCTTTTAGTTGATTTGTTAAATGTTAGCGGAGGACTGAATGGAACTTTAACTACTGCCCAAACTACCAACTTACCAACCGCAGCATTAACAAGGCATACAACAGGGGAAGGTGTTATGGCAGGAATTGTAATTTATACAACAGTAGGAACAACTGCGACAACGGTAACAATAAGCTACACTAATTCAGCAGGTGTGAGTGGTAGAACATCTACTGCAACATCATTTGGGAATACTGGTTTTAGAGAGGCAGGTGTTTTACTTCCTATTCCATTACAAGCGGGTGATACAGGTGTGGAAAGTATTGAATCAGTAACCGTTACTGCCACCACAGGAACGGCAGGTAATTTTGGAGTGTGTATGTTCAAGCCTTTGGCAATGATTTCATTGGAAAGTGCAACAGGTGCAATGCCATTAGATTCAGTTAGTACAGGTTGCATTATCGGTTCTTTGGCAGAAATAGACCCTGACGCTTGCCTTGCAATTAGTGCGTTTTCTGCAATATCAACATCACTAACAGGTGCAGTAATATTAACCGAAGCATAAAATGGCAACAAGAAGATTATTTGATGGGGCGCAGATTGAATTAGACATACTACCAATAGTAGGAACATCAAGTGCATCCTCAATATTTTGGTTAAATGTTGGAGGAACTTGGAAACAAGTTGTGACATGGATAAAAGTAGCAGGGGCGTGGAAAACTGCAACACCTAAAATAAAAGTATCGGGAGTTTGGGAATAAAAATAAAATAAAAAACAATGGCAAAAACTAAAATAGAAGTCGACTTAGTCATCAAAGGTGGCGAAAGTGTTGAGCAAGTAGAACAAAAAACCAAGAGTCTAAAAACTCAGCTAAAGGAAATGAAAGCTTTATTGGCTTCTGGGACTTTAGATTCTCAGGCATTTTCTAAACTATCGGCAGAAGCAGGAGCTTTACAAGATAGAATTGGGGATGTCAGTGAACAAGTTAAAAACTTAGCCAGTGACTCGCAGAAGTTGGACGGTTTAATTTCCATAACTCAAGGTATTGTCGGTGGATTTGCTGCGGTTGAGGGTATTACTGCAATGGTCGGTGAGGGTAACGAGGACTTGCAAAAGACAATGGTCAAGTTGCAAGGTGCAATGTCAGCACTTGCAGGTATTCAGGCAGTCGCTAACACACTTAATAAAACAAGTGCAGCGTACACTACTGCGAATACTATCGCTACCAATGTGAGTACATTTGCTCAGAAGAGATATGCCGCAGCAGTCGGAACTACAACGGGCGCAATGAGGTTGTTAAGAATAGCAGGTGCAGCGTTAGGAATCGGATTAATTATCGGTGCTATTGCTTTACTTGTAACCAATTTTGATAAACTTAAAAATGTAGTCGGGAAGTTCATCCCAAGTTTAGACACTATTACAAAAGGATTCAAGGCAGCTTATAATGCAGTGACTGACTTCTTAGGAATAACAAACGACCAAACGAGGGCAGCCGATAAATTAACCGAGAGTTCTAAAAAGTTACTACAAACGCAAAAAGACGAACTCGATATATTAAAGGCAGGGAACGCCACTAAGAAAGAAATCTATTTAGCCGAGTACAAAATGTTAGCTGATAGGGTTGCAGCCTTAGACAAGATTGCTTCATTAAATAAAAAGTATTCTAAAGAAGAAGCCGAAGAGAGGGCAGGTTTGATTCAAGAGATTAAACTTTTAAATACTGGCTACCTTAAAGAAGAGTCCGACGCATCAAGCGAAAGAGCAAAGGCAAACAAAGAAGCAGCCGAGAAAAGACGTAAGGATAAAAAAGAAGCCGATGCAAAGGCGATGGAAGATTTGATGACTGCACTTGAAGAAGAGAACGCAGCCGACGAAAGGCAAAACGAAAGAATTAAGGCACAAGGCGAGAAAGAAATGTCAGACCTAATGTCGCAACTTGAATTGGAAGTTGAAGCCGAGCAAGACGCAGCCGATAAACAAATTGACATAAGCAAAAAATTAGCAGATGAAAAATTGGCAAGTGAAAAGGCAAACGCAGAAGCAAGACTCTCAATCGTCAATGATACTTATTTAGCAATTAATAATCTTGGTGAGTTGGCGTTAGGTCAACAGTTTAAAAATACTGCATTAGGTAAAACACTTGCATTGACTCAAATAGGTATTGATACGGCTATGGCTATTTCAAGTTTGACTAAAAACTCTCAAGCGAATCCAACAAACGCAGTAACCTTTGGCGCATCGGGTGTTGCTCAGTTTGCTTCGGGCATAGTTCAAATTACTGCTAATATGTTAAAGGCTAAATCAATCTTAAGTAGTGGAGGCAGTGCGAGTGCTGGAGGTGGTGGTGGTTCTGCCCCGTCAATGGGGGGCAATGTTTCAAGTCAGCCTCCTCGTTTAGACACATTCCAAAGCAACCGTCCTGCGATGAATCCAAATCAAAGAGTTTACGTTTTAGAAAAGGACATCACGGATTCTCAAGGTCGAGTTGCCAGAATAAGGCACAACGCAACTTTGATTTAACCCTATATTGTACTAAGTTTAATTATAAATATAATATAATCAATGAAGCTACCTTTATATGTTTTAGACATTGACGAGAATCTTGAGGATGAAACTTCAGTATTTGCCGTAGGTCTTGTTTTACAACCTGCCATTGAGCGTAATTGGCAGACATTTTCGGCTCAAGAACCTATAATAGAACACAAATTTACTGTTGTAGATGAAGAAAAACGCATTTTAGGAGGGTTTTTAATGGCTGCGGAACAACCAATTTATAGACGTGATGAGGACGGAACGGAATATTACGTCAAATTTACTGCTGAAAGCATCGCAAGAATTGTAAATAAACTCGCTAAAAGTGGCAAACCACTGTCTTTTAACCTTAATCACGACGATAATTTGCCCGTTAAAGGTGCTTATTTACTCTCTCATTTTATTATTGATAGCAAATTAGGCATCAAAACACCTGATGGATTCACTCCTGCACCAGATGGTTCTTGGTTTGGCTATGTAAAAATTGAAGATGATGCAGTTTGGGACATGGCTAAGAAAGGCGACATCAAAGGTTTTAGTGTTGAGGGTTACTTTAATGATAAAAAGGTAGATGAAGCCGAGCAAAACGAATACGAAGAATTAAAAAATAAAATAATCAATAATATGGAATTTAATAAATTAAAAAAGGTCTTAGGCGAAGACCTTACTAATCAACTTAAAAAAGTTTTTAGTGAAGAAACGCCAGTTGTAGAACCTGCAATCGAATTGGCCATGACAAGTTTGTTAGACGGTTCAGCAAGTGTTAAAGGAACTATCGCAGTTGGCGAAAGTGTAACTTTAGTAATGGCTGACGGTAGCGAAGTTGAAGTACCTGACGGTGAACACACCTTAGAGGGTGACATTGTTATCACTGTAACGGGTGGAGTTATCGAAGAGGTTTCAACACCTGAAGAAGAAAACCCGTTGAATGACGAAGCAATGATGTCTAAGGTTACTGAAGCATTAGAGGCTCAAGCAAATGACTTCAACACTCAGATTGCTGAGATTCACTCAAAGTATGCTAAAGAAATTGAAGCATTAAACGCAAAGACAACCGCTTTATTTAGCGCAGTTGGAATCCTTGCTAAGACCGAAGAAGCAGAACCCGTTAAGGATGATGCAAAGAGAAAGAGTGTAAGCGTAGGCGCTTCTCAATTCTCAAGATTAACTGAAATATTAAACAAAATAAAATAAATAAGATGAAACTTAAAAAATTCGCATACGACACCACTGGATTACCAGCAGTCGTTAATGACCAATCACTTGAACTATTAATCCGTTCTTTCTATGAAGGCAAAACGGGTGCTACTTTCGCCAAGCAAACGGGTATCAAATCAACTGCTGATTTGCACTACATCACCACTGAATTGTTCTACCAAGCTGACACTGCGTGTGCGTTCAACGCTTCAGGTAAGACTGGTTTCTCAAAAAGAACTATCACAGTAGGTAAAATCAAAGTTCAGCAAGAGTTTTGCGCAAAAGAGTTAGAGGGATTTTGGACTGAAAGAGCCTTAAGACCAGGCACTATGTATGACTATATTGCATTCGAAGCTGACTTCACTAACTTCTTAGTAGGTTTGTTGACTGAAGCGAAAGAAACTGCATTATGGCAGTCTGCTATTGGTGGTTCAGGTGGTGCTAACTTGACTCAATTCGATGGTTTTAATAAAATCATTTTAGATGCTTCTGCAACTACAATCAACGGTAACCCAAGCGGTATCACTACTGGAACTGGTATCACATCTGCTAACGTAGTATCTATATTTGACGGAATATGGGCATTGCTTCCTGCTAAATTGAAAGGTAAATCTGACTTACAATTCATGTGTGGTAGCGATACTTTCGACAAATTAATCCTTGCATTGAAAGCTGCTAATTTATTCCACTATGATGGTGTGAACGGTTCTGCTTACCAATCTCAAGAGTTAATCTTGCCAGGCACTGGAATCAAGGTAGTTGCTTTCTTCGGATTAGACGGAACAAATAGAATCCACTTGGGCAGAACTTCAAACTTCATTATCGGAACTGACCTTGAATCTGACGAAGATATGTTCAACATCAGAGAGAACCCAATCAGCTTGACTATGATGCTTGATATTCACTTCAAAGTTGGTACTCAAGTGAAATTTCCGAATGAAATCGTAACCTTTAAATTAGTTTAATATGCCGTGCTTACTATCAACAGGATTCACTCTTGATTGCCGAGATAGTATCGGTGGAGTGGACGAAGTTTACATCGGAGAATTGGAGTATCTTAATACTACTACTTTCACAACTTCAGCAGGTTTAGTTTCCGCAATGGCGATGACGGGTGGCAAAAAGTTCTACAAATACGAACTTAGAAGAAACACCGCAGAGGCTAAAGCAGACAACGCAGGTGAAGTTACAAGTGGAAGCGGTTACATCATGCAAAGCGTAGAGTTTCAACTTGATCGTTTTGATGTTGCTAAACGTAATGAAATAAGAGTACTTGCTCAGAAACCTTTAATGTTTATCGTAAAGGATAAAAACGGTTTGTTCAGTTTATACGGTTCTGAGAATGGTTTAGACCTATCAACGGGAACGGCAGGAACTGGCAAAGGTGCAAGTGACTTAAATGGTTTTGTTTTGACATTTACGGGCGAAGAGAAGACCTATCCTTATGGAATCTCTCAAGCGATTGTTACAACATTAATCTAATAAATTATAATTAAAGAAAGGGAGGCTTAACGGCTTCCCTTTTTTTTTGTACTTAAGTTAGTTTTTAATATAATATAAGTAATGATAAGACTAAATTTAGGAAGTAATGTAGTGGTTTTGACTTTGTCTGAAAAGATAACTATATCCTCGCCTAACTTCTTGTTTGAATTTATTAATAATCAAACACAAATAAAGTACTATTGTATTTCAGCCGATTTAAGCCTATATCCCGAACGATATAATAAGTTTACAATAGTAGTAAAGACAACAACACCGAGTCCATTAGTAGGCGAGATTCAGATACCTTTAGGCGATGAATACACTTATAACGTCTATGAGCAAGTGAGTTCAACAAATTTAGTGCCTACTGGTTTAAATGTAGTTGAAAATGGACTAATGACCTACGATAAGATTATAACCTCAAGAGTAGAGCAAGAATCTACTTTAACCCGCAAAGCATATGAGCCAAACTAAAAATTATTCATTCAGTAAGTTTCCACTTTATGCGAATGAAACACCCATATTTCGCAGACAACCTAATATGTTGTATGTGCCTTATGGTAAAAATAACGATTATTCAGATTACCTAAGTTATCTTTATAACAATTCGGGAATACATGGAGCGATTATAAAAGGTAAGGCTACTTATATCTACGGTAAAGGTTTTAAGATTAAAGCCGATTGGGCAGGTGATAAAGTGGCTTTAGAAAAGACTTTAAACTCAATCAACAATTCTCAAACGGCTGATGAATTAGCGAGAAAGAAAATCTTTGAAAGAACTTTGTATGGTGGGTGTGCTTATCTTATTGAATGGGACGTTTTTGGTGCAATCAAAAGTGTAAAGCTACAACCATTTAATACGATTAGAACTTGTGTGGACAAGTCAGAGTTTTATATCTCTAAGGAGTGGACAAGAGAACAATCGACTAACGCTAAATGGAAACGCTCAAACGGTAAACTCCCTGAAGATACCGTTACTCTTCCTGCTTTCGACCCCTTAAAAAGACAAGGCAAACAAATCCTTTACCTAATAGACGATAACCCTGCGAGTGATATTTACCCTTTACCTGAGTACAATAGCGGTGCTACACCTATTGAAACGGACATAGAGTGCAACTTCTTTCAGTTAAATAATGTTAAGACGGGATTCTCAGCAGGAACTATGGTCACCTTTTTTAATGGAACGGCTATTAATGATGAGGAGCAAGTAGAAATAGAACACGCTTTTAAATCTAAGGCATCAGGAACGGACAATGCAGGAGAGATTTTATTAAACTTTCAGAATCCAAACACTACACCTCCCGAAATTAGTCCTTTGCGTTCTAATGACCTCGATAAACAATACGAACAGTTAAGCAAGGACACAATTAATAAGATTCTTTATTCTCATAGAGTTTCTAATGGTTTACTTTTTGGGATTAAGACTCCAGGCGAATTAGGTGGCGGTCGGTCAGAGTTTGATTTGTCATGGGAACACTTTTCTAACACCTATGTAAAGCCAAAACAACAAGAAGAAGAAGAGGACATGAACTATATCCTTAGTCTTTATGGATTCTTAGGCAACCCAGTTGAATTAACTACCTTAGACCCTATCGGAATAGAGTTGACCTCAGACATTATCAGCAGAACAATAGATGCAGATTCATTTGCTGACATGGTTTATGAAAGATTAGGAATTGAAAAGCCTAACCTTGTAAAGAAAGATGACATCTTAACTATTATCAATTCAAATCCTATTATCGCCCCTAAGATTCTTGAAAGTTTAACCACTAACGAAATTAGAAGTTTTATAAATCTTCCTGCGCTTGTCGGTGGCGATGTTTTAAAGTCAAGTTTTGAAACTCAAGAAGATTTTATACTTAACGAGTTTTTAAAAATAGGCGAGAGTGCTGACAATTACGAAATAGTAAAATCTTGTTTTGTGTATTCGGACTCAGACAAGTTCGCAAAGGAAGACGATCAAAAATTATTAGACGAAATCAAAAAGGGCAAGAGTTATAAGATTAGCGACCTTGCTAAAAAATTAAAGATTTCAGAAAGTGAACTTTACAAATCTTTAGAACGCTTAAATAAGGCTAACATACTACAAGTTAAATACACTGAGGTTAAAGGCGAAATAAGTATAACTCCCGAAGAGATACAAGAACCCCCAAGCCAAGAGGTCGGCTTAGAAACAAAGTGGAGATACACGACTAATTTAGAGCCTAAACTTTTAACGGATAAAGACGGCAAAGTTACAAGTAGAAAGTTTTGTGTTGATTTAATAACGGCAGACCAATTATACTCAAGAGCACAAATCGATGCAATGCAAAAT